ACTTTATGGAACTGGTCCAGTAGATGCTAATGCTAAGTCAGTTCGTAGACAACTAGAACTCGTTGAGAAACGTAAGTTAGCAGAAGCAAAGAAGCAGTTAAAACTAGATGAAAGAATTTCTCAGTCTAAGCAAGCGTTGTATGGAACAACTGGTGAAATCACACAAGACATGAGAACTCAAAGAAGATTAAGACAGGCTACAGAAAGAGCATTAATCAAGGCACAGGCAGAAAGAGCAAAGGCAGAAGCAGCAGCAGCAGCCAATGTAATTAAGCAATCATCGCTTACTGCAGCCCTTGAAAGACTTAAAAACAGAGCAATCATGGCTCGTACAGACTCAGAATTAATGGCAGCAAAAAGAGCAAAGATGTCTTCTGTAGGTGGAAAAATTGGTGGAGCAGCAATGGGCCTATCCATGGTAGCCATGATGGGGTCTATGGCTGGCGGTAAAGTTGGAGAAATGTCTCAAAAGGCAATGATGCCACTAATGTTGTTATCTATGGCTGCAACAATGGCAGGAAGTTCTTTGGGTCTTCTTGCTCTTGGAATTGGTGTTGTTATTGGTGCTTACGTAATGAATAGAATGGCAGTAGATAAAGCAGGAGATGCTGCTATAGCGTTTGCTGATAGAGTAAATGGATCAAACCAAGCATTGCAAGGTTTTGCAGAATTTGCTGGACGTGTCACTGCTTCTGAAATTATGGATAGAAGACGTAAGGATGAAATTAAACAGTATCAAACTAAAACTGGTAAAACAACATTTGGAGAAAGTTTTGTAGCAGGAGAAAAGGGCAAGGCTCTAGTAAAAGACGTTGGCGCTAATATTGGTCAAAACGGTACTGCACTAGCCTCTACTCAGTTATTTAGACAGTTAGCAATGGGTGTGACATCTGGAGCAATGACAACACAAGAGGCTAGATCTATTGCCATTAATATTGGTGATGAGTTAGGAAACCAAGCCTTTGGTATTCAGGTTAATGCTAAGTTGACAGAGTTGCTTGGACCTAATGGAGAAAATTATTTGAAGGATCCTTTGGCAATTAGAACAAAGATGGTAGATGCAACTAACAGAGACCTAAAGGCTAGCAGTAAGCGAGCAGGTCAGAGTTTTGGATATACAGGAAAGGATTTAAAGAATATTGGCGGATACACAGCAGCAGGTGCAGGCGCTGGCGCAGCAGCAGGAGCCATCGCTGGCCAGATGCTAATTCCAATCCCAGGAGTCGGTGCAGCAGTAGGTGCTGTTCTTGGAACTATTATTGGTGGAACAGCAGGATACTTTAAGGGAAGAACTGAAAGAGGAAAGAGAATTGCAGCAAATACTGGCGCAGATGCTGCTATGCAAAAGATTGCCCTAGAAGAGCAACAGCAAATGCTTGACGGTCTTGAACTTGATTATCAAAAAAGAATTGACATTGCAAAGGCAGCAGGAGATGCAACAGAAGCATCAAGACTTGAGAACCTATATCTAGAGGATAAGCAAAAACTTCTAACTAAGCAAAAAGAAACTACTGACATGATCATGACAAACTTCAAGGGTGCAGATAGTGCTATCCAAGATGCATACATGAATAGTGCAAACAAGTTAATGACTAAAAAATATAAGGGTACTGCTGTAGAGGATGTAGTCCCTATGGCACAGCAAGCAATTGATGACTCTGCTGGAACTAAAGAGCAGAAGTATTTGCTTAAGATGGAGGTTGCATCTGGAAATATTGATCCTGTCATGCTTATTAGTTTGATGAATCTTGCCTCAACAGACAAAGCAGCGTTTGACTCAACGATGAATATTATTACAAAGTTTGGTGGTAAGGCTGCATCAGAGGCACAACAAGTTGCAGATTTATTTATTGGAGCAGATGGAAAGCCTAATACAAAACTTCAAACAGACTTTATGCTTAAGGTTAGTAAAGCAACTACAGCAAAAGAAGCACAAAAGATTATTGATTTTAATCAGCAGATTACAAGAGCAGGTGGAGAACTTGATGTTGCATACCTTATTAGTTACTATGAGAAAAACCCAGATGCAGCAGGAAAGTTGCAAGAATACTACGATCTACTAAAGGCAAATGGTGGAAACCTAGAAATTTCTGTTATGACTAAGTTTCTTCCACCAGAATACTTGGGAGCAATTGATCAGGCATACTATAACAAACTAACAGACAATGAAAAACAAGTCTATATGAATGAAATTGTTACAATCATGTCTATTACAGATGAGGCTTCATTTAAGGCAGACCCAGATGTTCAGAAATGGCTTAGTGAGCCAAAAGAAAAGGGCGGTGGAGAATTTTATCAGGGCGCATCATTCCCAGTTCAAAAGCAGATGTATGCTCAACATCTTGCTGGAATTAAAACAGAAGCCTTAGATGGTACAGAAGGAGTAAACCTCGGCGGTGGTGGCGGTGCAAAGACAGGACCAACAGCATCACCACTAGATGAACTAATTAAAAAGATTAGAGATTTAAGAAAAGCACAGCAAGGCTTGACTGTCGGCTGGGGATCATCAATGAAGGCGATGAATGCCCTGTTTACTGACGCAAAGGGTAAAGTTAAAAACCTATCTCCATCAAAAGACAAAAATGGTAAGTCAACAGGACCATTTAATGGTCTTGAGAATAACCTAAGAAAGAAGGGCATGGGGCAAGGAGCCATTGACTTCTTAACAGGATTAAGCGTAGAAGACTACAAGAAGGTTGGACCTAAGTTTATTGAGATAGATAAAAAAACAGGTGCTATCAGAGTAAAAAATGCAGCACAACTTAATGCTTTATTGAATAATATTGCTATTGGTAATTTCCAAAATGAAAATGAAAAGTTTATTGATAATATAAAAAATCAAGGCTCTGCAATAAATAAACTTATGGGTGCAGGGATGTCTCTAGAAGATGCTTATGCTGCTGTAGAAGATTCTCAATTTGCTGCTGCAATCGCAACTGGTAACTTTACCACAGCAGAAATAAAGCAAATGGTTGCAACAAAAAATAATGCAACAGCATTAAAAGAACAATCAGAACAACTTAAGTCTGTAAGATCATATTTTGACTCATTAACAAAGGCTGTTACAGATCAAAAGATATTCTCTGGTCTTGCAAAGGATTTGTCAAAAATGGGGATGGACTCCTCTATGATTGCTACAATCCTAGCAGACCCAACTCTAGCAAAGGGTATGGCAGATAAGTTAAAGTCTGGAAAATTAGATGCAGAAGGAATTCTTGCAGCAATCAAAAAGATCAAGGATGCACAAACAGAAAAAGCAATTACTAATATTAACTCTGGAGATTTTGCAGCAGCGTTCCAGCCTGGATATGATGCAGCACAGAAACTCTTTGATATTCAAGAAAGAATGCTTGATAAGCAGTATCGTGCAATCTTTGCAGCAGATGAAGCAAAAATTGTTAGCGCAGAAGCATTAGTAACAGCAAAACAAAAAGAAATAGATGTACAGCAGAAGAATGTTGATCTTGCTGAGCAAGGTGTTGAGGCTGCCAATAAGTTAATTGAAGCACAAAACACAAGAAACGAAAAGTTATCTCATGACTTAAAGTTGATGGATAAGGCTGCACAGTCAATTAATGATAAGTATGATAAGCAAAAGGCTGCACTTGATAAGATTTCTTCTATTAACTCTGTTATTGCTAATCAACAAAAGAAGCAGATGTCTCTTGCAGATGCTCTTACACAGGGTGATATTTCAGCAGCAGCGCAAGCAGCGCAAGAACTTAGGGACCAGCAGGCAGCAGATGCACTTGCAGAACAGTCAAAGGGCATAGACTCATTAAGAGAATTAGAACTTTCACGACTTGTAAATGATGAAGGAAAAACTCGTTTACAGATTGAAGAAGAGCAGTATGTTATTTCTGAAAAGATCTATGCTATTCAGCAGAATGAACTTAAAACTGCACAGGCTGCAGTTGATGCTGCAAATGCTGTACTAAAATCTCGTCAAGATGAACTTATTCCACTACAACAAGCAGTAACTGCTGCACAAGAAAAACTAAAAGCAGACCAAGATGCTCTAGAAGCAGCAAAGAAAAACTTAACAGTTCTTGGACAAACAAAGCAAGAGTGGGAAGATATGAAGTTGCGTGTAGATGCTGCACAACTTGCCAACGATAAATTAATGGCTGGCCAACTAGCAGCAGCACTTGCTACAGCAGCCGTAGTTGACAAGACTTGGACCGAGATTACAAATAAACTTGCTGAGTATTATAAAAAAGATGGAACTTCTATTACTATTAAAGAGATTCACGAAATCTATGAAGTTATTATGGGGTCAACTGGATCTTCAGGTTCTAGTGGTTCTACTGGTTCAACAACAGCAAACCCTGGAAACATTGATGCAGTAAATACAACAGTAAATGATGAATCTGCAAAACTTATACAAGCAGTAAAAGACGGAACACAAACTGATGTAACTGCAGGTAAAATTGCAAATGATATGGCAACATCATTGCTTAGCGATAAGGCTGCCACAGCAGCCCTTGGCGGAGTTCCAGGAGTTCTTTCAACTGCAAGGTATACAGGTCAGGCTATTGCTTACGCAGCGCAAGAGGCAGCAAAAGCAAAGGCTCTGGCAGATGCAGAAGCAGCAGCAGCACGAGCAGCAGCAACCAAGGCCCTAATGTCAGGTGGCGCAGATGCAGAGTATGATAGAAGGACTGGATACTCTAGATACGCTATGGGTGGAATGGTTGGAAGTTATTTAGCAGGTGGAGGGTTTGGAATGAAGGCAGTTGGAACAGACATTATTCCAGCAATGCTAACTCCAGGGGAGTTCGTCGTTACCAAATATGGAGTTCAAAATTATGGAGTTGAAAACCTTCGTGCAATCAATTCTGGAAGTAAGAATTTAGATAGCAACTCAGTGTATAATTATAGTCTAACAGTAAATGCAAAGTCAGACGCTAGCCCAGATGATATTGCAAGAACGGTTATTTCACAAATTAAACAAATTGACGCACAAAGAATTCGGGGGAATAAACTATAATGGCTACAGTACAGTATCTACAGGGACGTAAAAAATATGTAAGACCACAGGCCATCATGCTATCCAATAACCCTGGAAGACTTACTATGGATGAGAATGGTGTTCCATACTTCTACCCAGTAGGTTATGAGGTTGGTCAGGATATATCTGATACCAGCGAGGTAAGACAAAACGACTTTTTAATATTATCAGACCATAATAGACAGCCTATTGATGTGTCCATTGAAAGACTAGAAAAGCGTGAAAGAACTATTAATGGAAGAATGAGATCCTATCACATTGCAGATAAAAGAAAGTTTTCATTGTCATGGGACAACATCCCATCAAGAGCATTTTCTGAAAATCCACTATTTGATGCAAATGGAAAAGCAGCAGACGGGGTTATCTATCACACTGTTGATGGAGGAGCAGGCGGAGCAGAAATGCTTGAATGGTACAAGAACTCTGTCGGATCAATGTGGGCTTATCTTGCTTATGATAATCGTCCTCTTTTTGGAACTACAGATGCAGCATATAATAGTTTACAAAGATACCAAGAAGTTGTTGAGGTTTTTATAGCAGACTTTTCTTTTAATATTTCAAAAAGATCTCAGGGAAACTATGATCTATGGAATGTCTCTATGTCATTGGAAGAAGCCTAATGTTTCAGAGCAGTGAATTAAAAGATCTTGTTGAAAAGTTTTCAACCCTAAAGTCACGAGGTATTGTGACAATGGAATGGAACCTTAATGTATCTAGCAATATTGCTGCAATTGGAAACTATAGATATAGACCGTTAGAGGCATCCTCCATATATAGAAGTTTGACACAAACCTATGACATTAATGATACTGGTAAATTTTATACAGACGCTACAGATGCTGATATTATTGTAGATGGTGGATACAAAGATAATAATACTCCAGAAGTCTTTAAATCTAAAAAAGAAAAAATTGCACAGTTATACTCTCTAGAGGATTGCTTTAATGCCTTTAGGCCTAGATCTGGAATTAATAAGTTGTCTTATTTTGCAAATAAGTTTACTCATAATACAAACCAGTTCCTTGCACAACGACCAAGATACTACATGTCTGATAGCAAAGACAAGTTTAAGTATTGGTCATCTTTTAGAACAGAAGAAAATATTGAGCGAGGAATTGCAAAAAATATTTCAAATGGACAATTTTATATTGATGATGCATGCCCATATGTTGTTTACAAAGAACAGGTTCCAGCCAATAGGCTTGTTGTTAAAATGCAAACAAATGTTGGAACCAAAGATCTTGGCCCATTCTCTACTGGATCTGGATTGCTTAGTGACCCACTATTTGGTGATTCAAATAAAACAACTCCAGTGAAATGGAAAATTCAGGTACTTAAAGATAATAACTGGATAGATGTACAGTCATTTAATTCACTTTCAAGAAGATCAGATGGTTCAGCAATCATACAAGAAGATGGCTATTTAGAACTATCATATGGACTTATTATTCCAGATAAGTATGAAAGCATATTCATTAATGCAGGAGATTTAATATCAACAGAGCAACTGCCAGAAAGTCCAATTCCTGGATTCTCTTATTTAGTAAAGTCTACAGAAGAAGACCTTGGAAAGTTTTATATATGGCTAAATGGTCAGTATGAAACCTTTACCCCAAACTATGGATGGCATATTGCTAGTTCTGTTGTTGGACAAAACACAAACTTTGTTACTGATTTTACTAGCCCAAAAACATTCTTAAACCCACAGACACAATCTATTGCATATAAAGAGTTTGATTATATTACTGGAATTAGAGTTGCAGTAGAAACAATGAATAAGTTTGACTCATGCTTTGATCTTATTGAAATTTCTCCAAGGTTGATTTCTGATGTTTCTGATAAAACTACTGAGTTTGAAGTTAACAAGATTGCATCAGATCTGGGCGGATCTGGATTACCAGTAGGACAACTTTTAGCATCCACAGGAACTATTACAATTACAGACTACGATTTATCATTTAATGAAAATAATACAAACAGCATAGTAAAGAACTATTTAAATAAAAACGTTAAGTTTTCATTCTATGATGCAATTGACAATTATTCTGGTTATGAATTTTATGTACCAATCAAAACCCTGTATTCAGAATCAGTTCCAAAAACAAACTTAGAGTCAAGAACAATATCTATGGAACTTAGAGATATGTATTTTCATTTTGAGTCCTTATCTGCACCAGACTTACTACTAACGGATGCGTCACTTTCTTTCGTAATTTCTACACTGCTAGACTCGATAGGATTTAGCAACTACTCTTTTAAGTTTTTAACTGGTCAAAAGGATATAGTTATCCCATATTTCTTTTGTAGTTCAACACAGACAATTGCCGAAGTTTTGAATGCCCTTGCGGTATCTTTTCAGAGTTCTATGTTCTTTGATGAGTACAATAATTTTATTGTAATGAGTAAAGAGTACACCCTTCCATTAGGAACATCAAGAGGTATAGACTCAACCCTTTATGGCTCACCTGCAGACGATCCAGATATCTTTGAAAACATTATTGGCGTTTCTTCTATAGACAACAATGTCTACAATGATGGAAAGATTGATTATACTACTAGATATATTCAGAGGTCTTATGGTTCTATTAAGCAATCAACAATGCTAGACCAAGATAAAAACTGGGTATATAAGCCTTACCTACTTTGGGAAGTTACAGGAACAGAAAATACAAAGTCCGTAAATGACAATGTTGCAAACATGTCCAAGCACATGCTTTCTGCAATGCCACTAAGTTCTGATCTTTCAAACCTTGTTCCTAAAGTTGTAAATAATATTTTAACTAATAACATTATAGATCTTGGCGAAAATGCTTATTGGCTTACACGATACAATGGATATCTTTATGCAAATGGAGAAATTATTAAGTATGATGCTGCTCAGTTTAATGTTTCAAAGATAGGAAATGTTTGGATATCTAGCGTTGAAGAATATCAAAACTACTTTTCTTCTTTGCCTTTTAATGGTAAGATTTACCCAACAGGACTATTGCGAATATACTCTGAGCCAGATTACGAGATTGTTAACGGTGTGACCAGGCTAAAGTCTGGAGAAGTTAAAAAGCATGGCCGTGGCCAATTTGGGACAACTGTAACTAGTCATTCTGCTGGCCTGAATTCTTATTGGACAAATAATGATAATGTTCGTGGATGCAATATGTATTCAGAATTTTTGTTTACTTCAAATGAAAATACTAAGACTACGGTTAATGAGGCAGCAGGTGTAAACAATGAACTTGCAAAACAGATGACAAGGACGGGAGTTATCAGAAACTTTTTAACAAACTCTTATATTTCTGAGTATGATGATTCTAAAAAGATATCGACTACTTCTGGATCCGTTCAGTCATCAGCGCTTGTAATGACTGGTCCAAACTTTACTACCACACAAACACCAATTGAGAATATTAGTTATGTATATAAACCACTTACAAATAAGTTTAAGCATTTTGGAACAAGGCTTAGAATTATTGGAAAAATTGAAAATAATGAAGTTCGTGGGCAAACTCCATCTGGTAGCATGACATACTACGTAATACCTGGAACAGACCCATCTCAAAATATTAGTATTGGAGGAGGATCTGGAGGACTTGGTGTAATGGTAAATCCAAGTACAAATGCTGGTTACTATTTTGAAATAGCAGCACTTACAGATACCAACATATCAAAATATACAGATGGAGACGATACTCACAACCTATTCTTTTACAAAATACAAAAAGATTCGGCTTCCGATAAAGCGGTACCTATAAAACTTTGGGGAGGGCTAAGTAGTGTTATTGTTGATGATGGCACACTAGTAGGCCAGTATAGAGTTAATGGGGAAGAAAATCCAACAGTATATGATATTGCTGTTGAGTATATGGACATAGGCTCAGTAAGAAACTTTTATTTGTACATTAATAATAAGATAGTTGCAACAGTAACAGATACAAATCCGTTACCAGTTTATAACAATATGTGCTTATTTACTCGTGGTTCTTCTAAGTTGATGTTTGAAAATATTTTTGCTGTTACTGATAACTATTCACAGAATACAACTTTTGCGGTTGATATCCCATTTAATCAAGTTTTTGATAATCAAGAAATTAATGCAAATGAGGCATTTAGAAAATACGCAATGAGTGGAGTTATTCAGTCAACGTACCTTGCAGGTATAAGTCCAAGCCAACCACCATCTTACTCTATGTATTTTGATGAGTTTGGAACAATCATGAGAGAGTGCGAGTACTTTAATATAAAATACGATAAAGCCTATCCTGCTCTTTATGCAAAAATATCTCCAACATTTAATAAGATCAAGGGCTATGCAATCTCAGGATTTCAGGCAAACCCATATGGTGCGGAGTTTTTAATCTTCAATGCAACAGATTCAGCACTCAGTCTTGATGAAACTACTGGAAACTATCTTAGAATCCAGGGAGTAACTTTCACGCAAGATTCCCAACACTCCTTAACTGTTGACGACTACTTTGCAGAAAAGTCAAGTTTTTCAAATCCTAAATTTTTAAATAACAACCTTGTTAGTTCTCCATATACAGAATTAGAAAAATATAATAAAATAAATTTAAGCAGATCAACTTATGGTAAAAAAGAATTTTCATTAGAGTTACCGTATGTACAAACACAGGATGCTGCAAAGAATATGATGGGCTGGATTATCAATAAGATAATGAAACCAACAAAGTCTGTTGGGCTTGACATATTCTCTAATCCAATGATTCAATTAGGAGATATTCTAAATATTAATTATAAAGATGATTCGGGTATGGATATTATTTCAAGCACAGATACAAAGTATGTAGTTTATAATATCAATTACGCCAGAAGCAGCCAAGGTCCGTCTATGACACTCTATCTAAGCGAGGTTCCAAATGACTAGCCCAACACCAAATACTCCAGGGACGCAGGCAGCCACAACTGCTAGTTCTAAGTCATCAACACCACAATATAGAATTGATCTAAAGGACGAAGAACTAAGCGAATACATGATGACACGACTTGTCTTTGAAGACATTGGTGGAGAAGAAGTTCTAAGCATTTCAAGAAACGATACTGTCTTTGGTGAAAACTTGATATACCAGCCAATCAAAAATATGATATCTCTTGCACAGAGATATAATTCCCAAAATCTTTTATCTTTGTATGGAACTGCTCAGTCCTACTTTGATAATTTTCTTATAAAGTTCTCTGACAAGATACCAAATGTTGGCAATGGCATAAATGGTTCTAATGTATATATTGAAAATAGCACAGGAGATCTAATAATTGAGGTTGTAAATATGCAGGATGACGAAGAAGTAGAGGTCAGCATTATGGTTTCTGGAGATATTCTACGTGATACAATATAACATAGGAGAAATAAGATGATTACTAATAAAGGCAAAGACATTATTGGAAAGTACTTGCTTGGGCAAGCCCCAGCATACGCTTCATATATTGCTGTTGGTTGTGGCGCTAAGCCTCTAGAGCCATATGTCAGTGGTGCAATTCCAGACTATTCAGCCAAGAAAACTTTAGATTTTGAAATGTTTAGAATTCCAATTTCTTCTCGTGGCTTTATTGATGATGATGGTGTGTCAAAAATTGTTTTAACTGGAGAACTTCCAACTGAAGAAAGATATGAAATTACAGAGGTTGGAATTTTTTCTGCAAAGTCAAACTCCTTGGCGGGATCAACAGATAGTAAAAATCTATATGCATTTACTACTAATGAAAATTGGAAAATAAATGGAGTTTCATCAGTTGTAGCCATACCAGAAAGACTAGATAGCGAAACATTTCCAAACATTATTAGAGACTCTTTCTCAGGTACAGCAAGAGATATATTTCAAACGAACGCAGACAATCAGGTTTTTACATATGATGTTAGAGAGTCAAGACATGAAAGATCTAGATTTTTAAATAATATGATTATGCTAAGAGGAAACTCTTCTGTTATTTCAAGTGGCTCAAGCACATGGACAGCCACTGGTAATTTTATTCAATTGTCATCAACCTCAGCAGACTTGTCTAAAAACTCACTAGACGATGAGTTAAGATTTGCATTTAGCGTTGTTTCAAAAGATGGAACAGTTCAGACAGTACCAAACTATATGAATGTTAAAATTATTGTTGAGTTTTCTTCTTCTACTGTGTCTGGACAAACTTCAAAAATGCAGATTAATCTAGACCATAGCAATACTGCTGGTAGTTTAAATAATTTTAATAACAATAGATATTTTGTAATAAATAAAAAAATAGAAGAATTAAAAACAACAAGCGGTTTTCCATGGAAGGCTGTAGACACAGTAAAGGTTTATGCAGAAATCAAAAGCGGGGCCTCTTCAGCAAATGCTGTAGATGACGACTATTATGTTGCTTTAGATGCATTAAGACTAGAGAACACAACATCAGAAAATGCGTTGTACGGACTAACAGGATACTCTGTGATCAGAAACATTTCAGGACTACCTATTGTCAAAAATGGAAATACAAGTAACTATATTGAGTTTAGGTTTGCAATGGATGTGTCATAATGGCAGACAAAGACATAAAAGTTATAAGAATTAAAAAAGAAGATCTACCAGCAATAAATCCAACAACCGAAGGATACAACTTTAGATACAGAATAATTTCTGAAGATAAGAATAGAACATCTCACTGGTCTTCTCAGATATCATTATCAACCGATTACACATATGTTGCTGGTAATAAGAGTATTTCAGTCCTTGGTGGCGTTGCTTCCGTAACTTGGGAACCAGTTAAAATTAATAAGGTTGTTAGTGGAATTACCTATAGCCTTGGAACAGAATCAGAATACGACATATGGGTTAAATGGGACAGGGGTGATTCTGGAGACTGGGCGTATAAACAAAGAGTACAAGGAACATCCATTTCTTTGATTAAGCCAAGTACTTATTTTATTAATAATGTGGAAACAACACTTCCACCAACCTTCGTAACTGTTGAGATTTTTCTTAAAGGTCTAAAAATAGACAGAAGTATTTCTTATTTGAAAGCATATACGCTTGGCCCACAGGCAGTTTAATGGTATAATAGAATAACCATGCCAAACATTCCATTGCCAAATAGAGGCCAACCAATTGACGTAAGTTACCTGTATCAAATTGCAGATGCGGTAAACTCTTTGACCACAAGTATTTCTTCTGCATCAAATAAATATGTTACAGTAGACACCATTAGTTTTGGCAAAAAAGATATGGGCGCTTCAGAGATGCGTATGGTTGGCGGATATGCTGAAGTAGCAAATAACAGTCCAGTAAGTGCAGGAGGAGAGTTACCATTTTCCCTGACGTATAGTGGATTTAAATATGCCCCAATTGTAACAGCAACACCAATCAACCTTGGCGCCACAGCAGCAGGATCAGATATATCAGTAGTTTTAAAAACAGTGACTGCCTCTAGAGTAGACGGTATCGTTAAGTTTAAAACTGGAGGAAATGTAACCCTCGGGGTAAATCTTATTGCTATCGGATTACCAAATTAATGCTAAGATGCAGCAGATGTAAGGGTAGGATGTTTGTTGACAGACAATATAGTTCTGCTAGTTTTTTAGAAATTTATTGTATTTTATGTGGGTTTAGAAAAATGTTTAACCCACCAGAGCAGTCTCAGGAGGGCAAATGGCTACTACAAAAGGAAATCTTGAGAGCGAAGCATATAATGTCGCACCTGTAATTCCAGGTAACAAAAAGGTATGGTTCTTAAATGGTGAACTTGTTAGGATACATCATTACAATAAATCAAATGGAATAATGTCTGTTTACAATATTACAAAGGGACAGATTGAAAGTTGTTTAATTAGTGATTTTAGAAGTAAAAGAGAAAGAGCGTATACAGTTGGTCAGACTGCAGAACTTGTCAATAGACATAAAAAATATATGCCATCTTTAATGAAGCGAGGAGTTATTCCTTTTCCAACTGGTTCTCAAAAAGGAGGGGCAAGAGGGTTTCAAGTAAGATCATATTACTCTGAGTCGCAAGTAAAAGAGATTCGTGATATCCTTGCTACTATGCATATTGGTAGACCAAGAAAAGATAATTTAATTACAAATGATATTACACCCAGCAGACAAGAGTTGACACGTCGTATGGGGGATGGTATACTTACATATACGAGAACAGAAGATGGTAGGTTTATTCCTATCTGGAGTGAATCTATTAACTAACCCTTGGGAGGGGTAAATAAAATGTCAGACAGCAATTATGTAGTAACAAACGAACCAACAAAGGTATCCGTAACACTTGGATACACGTTAAACCTTGGCAATTTTCAGTCGCTTAGACTTGATCTTGGCATCATTGATAATAAAAGAGATGGCGAGAATACAAACGAAGCATTTGAGCGTGTGTATAAGTTTGTAGAAGATAAGTTAACTGAAAAGATTAACGAAGCAAAGTCTGAAATTAACGAGTAATGGCTGAACGCAAAGACCGAATGGCTTTGCTATCACGCTACAGCAAGTT